TGCAAATATACAAGAAGGGCGTTCTCTTTTTTGTGGAGACTATGAATTATTCAGGTTAAGATTCTTTTGTATTCAAAGTTGTAATTCCTACACCAAAGATGTAAAAATGCTCCTTTGACAACAGTCTCTGAAATGAATCCAATGGATTTTCCTATTTGAGAGAAAAGTAAATGAGGATCTCTACAAGTTAATCCTATTTTCTTTATGTTTTGTGCAACCATATCGCTATCCTCATATCTTTTTTGTAATAGCAGACTAAGCTCTCCTATTTTACTATCATTAGGATTGGAAATAAGCTCCTTGACTTTGTCAAATATATATTTTTCAGGAGATTCTCCTGGTAATCTGTAAATAAAACTTTCGGGAGAATCAACTTGTTTTGAATCTCCATCGATAATACAAATTGACTTAAATCTCGCTGAAGGATCTGCATTATGATATTTATTTACAGAAACAGCTGTTCCGTCTCCAGACATTGCATGAACCTCAATTGCATTTTCAATCATAGTTGAATCTTCAGAAATTATTGTTTCAATCCATGATTTTGCAAACTCATCTTCTACAAAGATAGCTAATAATGAGTCGACTTGGCCTGTTATAGTTCTTAAGGATTTTATATCTAGCTTTCCTTGAAAAAGAGTGTTGTTAATTGCTGCCCAAATTGCTTTTGGAGGTAATGGCAGAAGAGCATCATTGCTATGAGTCGTAAATATGACTTGAGATTTTTTCCTGATACAAAAATCAATGAGATATTCTACCATCCTTTGTGTTGCAACAGGATGTAACCCATTTTCTATTTCTTCAATTAATATTAAAGAATTATCGGCGAGTGATTCCATTCTCATTATTACTCTTATGACACTAGATTCTCCTGCTCCAAAATGAAATTCTGAGTATGAAATATGATTATCAGTTTGACCTTTTAATAAAGACACTCTACCATCATTGCCGATTTTTATTTGAGAATATCCTCTAATTTCTTTTCCTAGGACTTTTGAAGCCGCATCTATAACTATATCTTCAAATGTGCTCTCTTCTGAAGTGCGGTAGCTAAAAACAGTAGAAGCGCACTTTCGAAGTTCTGCTCTTTCTGTTGCTGGAACTGTTCTTGACACACCAAAAACTGCCACTTCCCTATTCATATTATCTCTATACCATTTCCTGCTTTTAAATTTACATGATTTAAGCAAAGGATCTCTGTAATTAACATCTCTATCTATTAATTCATAATTAATTTTCCAATTTTGCATACTGTTATCTAAGGAACCGCTTTTTGAAAAAAAACGTCCTGGCTTTTCTGATATATATGCACATGCTGCAGCTCCTAGTATTGTTGTTTTTCCACCTCCATTAGGCCCGATTAAGGCTGTAACCGGAAAATCAAACTTAATAGTTTCATTCTGGAATCCCCTAACAGGATTTAATGTTAATTTCAGCAAGTATTTTCTATAATTTCGATTTTCAACCTTTTCAAAAAGTTGATTTATTTCGCTATCTCTTATTTCACTTTGATATTCCATTTTTTTATGAATTATATTAGTACTGAAATACTATCAAGTAATTGTAAATCTATGAGATCTTCATTTAAAAGATTCTTCTTCCATCTATTCTTTTCTGTCTGAAAATGCAGTTATGACGGATTTTTCCTCAGAAGAGTTCTTGTATAAGTTTCAAAGGTATTGATTGAATCTCATGATTATAATCTTTTCATACACCCCAGAACTTGGAAGATATGTTCTATCATATTCTTAGGAAGTTCTTGGATACCATATTCCGGAGATTTATTAGTAGGAACCAATGTATAGCATTTCGGATCATTTGACGGTCCTAATCTTTTGATAGTTCTCATTCCGTTTGTAGTTACTATTGCATATACTTCTCCCAGTGGAAGAAAAGATATATCTTCTATCTTCTTTAATGCAATAATATCTCCATGAGTGATTTCCGGTTCCATTGAGTGGCCAGTTACATTGCACCAGCATGTGGCCTCATTGTATTTCTTGAAGTCTATTAAATATTCCGGCTTTGCAGTCTGGTCATTTAAGACAATATCAAACCCTCCTATAAAATCCACATTATAATAAGGTACGCCTTCAGTAAAACTCTTTTGGGGGATTGAATCAAGGCTATTCAATAACATACTGCCTTCACCAGTAAGCAACCAATTTGTGTTTAATTCTGGATAAGATTTAGATATTTTATCTATTGTGCTTCGCCTTGTATTATTGCCCATCTTTGAAACTGCACCATTACTGAGATTACACTGAAGCTCAAAAGCCTGCACAGATAAGGCTTTATAGTCTATAAATTCAATTAATCTGCTCTTTAAATCCATATCTTACGTTAATTAGAGTTAATATCTAAATATAATTAGATTTATAGATTGCAATATTAGATATTATATCTATATTTGCATATCGAAACTTAGATACGAAACAAATATAGTAAAAACCCACTTAAAAACACACGATTATGAAAAAGAATTTATTACACGAGATTATGAGCCTTGCATGGCAACTGGTAAAGAGAAATGGTTTCTCTATAAGTGAAGCGTTAAAATGCGCTTGGGCAAACATGAAGCTGAAAGTTGCAATGAAGCAAAGAATCGTAAAGTTCTATTTTAAAAAGGTAGATGGTTCTGTTCGTGAAGCCTATGGTACTTTGAAAGAGAATCTGATACCTGCTACAAGTGGTGATAGCAGAAAGAAGAATGATACCGTTCAGGTGTACTTCGACACAGAGAGACAAGAATACAGATGCTATAAGAAAGCTAACCTTTTAAATATCGCATGACTATGACACGCTACGAAATAGAACGAGAACTCGACAGCCTCTATAAGGGCTTAGAGATAGCCCACAATTCGGACGAACAGACCGTTTGCCGGGTATTCAACACTGACTCAAAGCGCGAAGCCATTCAGGTCATAACTGACGAAATAGACAATTATGAATCTGCCCTAGAAAAGTTTGACCAGCCGGCCAATGACGATGATGGCATGGACTATGACGCCCTGTGCAGTGTCCAGGGGCTTGCCCGATATGCTTAATCTTTTCAAACCCTGCTGACGGCCAGTGACCGGCAACCGATAGCGAGAATCGGGCAGGGTTCTACTTGATTGGTTCTTTGACGTACTGGAAATTTTAGGTGTACCGCTACACCTGACGCAAAAGGGAGACGACTGAGTAGCGGTAGCGGCTGTGTGAAAAGAGTGTGAGTAATGGACTGACAATAAGATAACGCAGCATGCGAATCACACAGACAACAAAAAGACACTTATACGATTGCAGGTGGCCGTAGGCCGGCTACAAAGACAATCTTCACTGATTAGACACCAGCAAGAACTATATATCCCGTGGCTTATCAAAGGTTTGGTAAGCAGTAAGGCAACCATCGGAACGCCCACGGGAACGAATTTTAAACTACACGATTATGGAAGTACACAATTACAAGGCATTTGACTCTTCGGATGTACTGAAGCTGATACCGAAGGATGATGTGGTGGCCTACTACGGTATGTATTACCTGATGTCGGATTATGGACTTGAGGAATGTCTTAATCTGATATGTGATGAAGATATTGCAGAATATCTCGAGCAACAAGGTTATAAAATCGAAAAACCGGAAGAGCCATGCGAAAACTGATAGTTCTCTGTGCTATATCCGTCGTGATAATGCACTTTAATCAAGATCTGTCCGCTATGTATTGGATAGGGTTCATAGGAGTTACAATCACAAGTTTATTAATCGGAAAAAGATTAGACAATGAACGAACTGAAAGAAACAATAGATAATATCTGTGATGATTTCGCTGACATCAATGCAATACTGGCAGCCCGTTCAAGAGAACTGGACAGACGTGAGGCCTTTGATCAAGAAATCAGCGAACAGATTCAAAATTTGCTGAAAGAAAAGAAGTGATATAATAGACAGATAGTTCAAGGGTAGAATATCCTGCATGTCAGGAAGGTTACGGGTTCAAGTCCCGTTCTGTCAGCAATCAATTAAAAGTTATTTATATGGTAAAAGAAATAGAGGTTAATGAAAGCTACCAGACAGTACGTCTCTTTGACGTAATGAAAAAAGGGGATATCTACAAAGTTCCTTACGACAAGAAACGGCATAACGGAATCAAATTGGAAGCTTCACGTCGTAATCGTGATCTTCGTTTGATCGGAGTCCTAAAAAATAAAATGGATGTAAAGTTTCGGGTATCAGCTACAGAATATCCAGGCTTCTCTGCAATAATCTGTTTAAAGTAATGATGTTTTATGGTAAATGAGGAAGTTCTAAAAATTGTTCTGAATGATAAGACATTTGGACGCGATCAAGCTGCTGATATTGTTGGCGGTTTGTCAAGGTTAATAGACTTAATCGGCAAAGGATTAATCCGTGCCGAAAAGCGAACGAATAAGCAGAATGGGAAATGGTTCTGTAATGCTTACGATGTGATTAAACATGCACAGTTGAAATATTGATTAACTAAAAAGATAGCATTATGAGTTTGATTAAGAAATCCAATGAATTGGTAATTCCTTCCACCGTTAAGATGATGATTTACGGTCAGGCAGGTATGGGTAAAACAACAGTAGCCTTGAGCGCACCAAAGCCGTTGCTACTCGACTTTGACAATGGTGTAAAGCGTGTGAATATGGCCCACTTGGACGGTATCGACATCGTGCAGGTAAGTTCATGGCAGGATGTTCAACAGGTATTGCAGGAAGATCTTTCGGCTTACCAAACAATCGTAGTGGACACTATCGGCAAGATGATGGACTTTATCATTTCTTATAAATGCGGTACACGCCAGCCACAAATTAAGGATTGGGGCGGTATTAACGCTGAGTTTTCATGGATGACACGAACCCTTTCATCACTGAACAAGAATGTGGTGTTTGTAGCCCATCGTGATACCCGGAAAGAAGGTGACGATACCGTGTTCATACCTGCTTTAAGAGAAAAATCGTATAACTCTATTGTTACGGAACTTGATTTGCTGGGTTATCTGGAAATGCGCAATGAGAACGGTGTACAGAAGCGTACAATCACATTTGACCCCACATCAAGAAATGACGGGAAAAACACCTGCAATTTGCCGGGACTGATGCAGGTGCCTACAATTCTTGACAAGAATGGAAATCCCACTGCCAAGAACGATTTTATCACTGCAAAGGTTATCATGCCCTACCTGAGCATGTTGCAGGTAAAGAAAGAAGAAGCTGCAAAGTACGATAAGGTCATAGCTGAAATCAAAGAGAACATCGAACTTATTACTGATGCCAGTTCTGCAAATGAGTTTGCGTCAAGAATTAATGAGTTTGAGCATGTAGGCAGTTCCTTGAATATGGCCAGAAATCTGTTTTCAGCAAAAGTAAAAGCTCTCGGGCTGGTATTCGACAAAGAGACAAAGACCTATGCAGACAAAGCAGCCTAAATTCAAATTCTATGCTACACTTTTGGATGCCTTTACAAGCTATCTGAAAAGTGATGCCATTTGGGAAAGGTATTGGGGATTCAGTGAGAATCCCCCACATACCCCCGAAGAGTTCAGACAGCAGCAGTTTCAGAGTCTGATTGACACTATAAACCGTATTCCGTTTGATAGTGAAGCAGCCGACAAGGGAACGGCTTTCAATGAGGTGATAGACTGTATGATTGAAAACAGGAGATCAGAAAAGGTACAGGTGGAAAGACTACTGTCAGACATGCAGGATGGCAGACAAACATTGGTCGGACTGAGAGCCACCTATAAATGCCGTCAGTTCGATTTCCCTATCTCAATCTGCCGTGAGTTTGCAGACTATTACAAAGGAGCCTTAACCCAGCAACGGGTTGAAGCAGTTTTGCCTACATGTTTCGGAGGAGTTCTTCTATATGGTTATATAGATGAACTGATGCCGATGTCAGTACATGACATCAAGACTACCGGAAGTTATTATGTAGGTAAGTTCAAAGACCACTGGCAGCACATGGTTTATCCATACTGTCTGATGCAGGGCGGCAGCGATGTCAGGATGTTCGAGTATAACATCACGGACTTTCGTGCGACCTATACCGAAAGCTATACTTTCGTTCCCGAACGGGATATCCCCATCCTCACTAACCATTGTGAGGACTTTATCCGGTTCTTGAATGACAACAGAGATTTGATAACCGATAAGAAAATTTTTGCAGAAGATGAGTAACCAAGTAACCGGACGGCTGGTTTATATTGGACAGCCCCAAGAAATCCCATCCAAGAGCGGTGGCAACCCGTTTGTGAAGCGTGAGTTTATTCTTGATGCCACAACCCACGACCCCTATACAGGTGAACGCAGCCAGTACGAGAACATTCTACCTCTTGAAGTAAGCGGTGACAAATGTGCTGAACTAGATAATTATAGGGTAGGCGATGTGATAACGGTTTCTTTTGCCTTACAGGGCAGGGAATGGACGAATCAGGACGGACAGGTGAAACGGATGGTGTCCATCTGCTGCTATAAACTGGAAGCCCGTCAGCCAATGCGCCAGCCAGCATCCATGCCAGTACAGCAACCGGCACCGATACAAACGCCAATCATGGCACAGGCGTTTCCACCTGATGTAGATGCTAACGGAAATCCAAAAGACGATTTACCTTTTTAGCCTATGAGCTTATTTAATCTGAAGAATGAATATGATATACCCAAGTTCAAGGCTCATGTAAACAAGCTGTTTCAGGAACGTGCAGTTGTGGAGGTAAAGAAGAAATTGCCTAACCGCACACTCGCACAAAACAGTTATTTACATCTGCTTTTAGGGTATTTCGGTAGTGAATACGGTTGCAGCCTTGATGAAGCCAAAATTGACTTCTACAAACGGACTTGCAACCGTGATTTGTTTGAGAGAAAGACGGTCAACAAAAAAGGAAAAGAAGTAACCTATCTGAGAAGTTCGGCAGAGCTGACGACAGGTGAAATGACATTGAGTATTGACCGTTTCCGAAACTGGTCTGCGTCCGTTGCCGGTATCTATTTGCCGGCTGCAAACGAACAACAGATGCTTATCTACGCACAACAAGAAATCGAACGTAATAAAGAGTTTATATGATAGAAACAAGGAAAACAGAACAACGGTATGTAACATCTGACCCCACAAAGATGCTTAATATGTATCTTTCAAAGAGTGTGTATAAAACATGGAGTGAAGATTTCATAGATGAAGACACTCAAGAAACAATCACCATTGAAAGAAATGAGCTTCTTTTTACACGTGGTACATTGATAGACCAAGACACTCTTGCACAAATCCGTTTCAGCATGGAAGCAGACGGAATTAAGGAAGTAGAGGTCAGCAACCAGAAACGAATGGCATTTGAGAATGAAAACAAATGTCTGTATCCTTATATCGCACAAGCCCAAATTGATGATAAGAAATACAAATTTCTTCTTTATGCTACCGGACTGGAGAATGTAATTGCCATCCTAAAAGACTATATCGAATTAAACTATCAGTCTGGTTTTACCCTTACTATGGCCAAAGAGTTTGATTCATGCATTATTCTTACTGATAACCTGAAAGAACGTAAAGTAGATAATGCTTCTGAAGCTTATTTGAAAAAGGAAATTTCCGCAGAGGAATATTTGGACGCAATGGACTCAGAAGAGACCGAGGGGGAAGAATTGAAGCCTAATGAAAAGAAGTTCTACCAGATTGAAACCAAAGTGACTTTTGATGATGAAGAGGAAAGGACACAGACCTTTGTAGTTCACACCTTTAATGTTGACAGAGCTATGATGCTTATTTCTCACTGGCTTAAAAACAAAGAGGCGGAATATGAGAAACAGGCCAAAGAAAAAGGGCATGTGTATGAAAAGAAAGACATTCACACCTCTATCGAATCAGCAAAACCTATTCCTGTTGGCAGATTCATTCCAAAAGAGTTTTCTATGGCTTATGTTGATTAACTGACAGCCCGGAAAGACGGGCATCTGGTATCGTGGCGGAATTGGTAGACGCACGACGAGTACTGGAGCTTTACCCAGCCGGAAGGGTTACTCAAAGCAGAAAGCTCATGCAGGTTCGAACCCTGCCGATACCACCACATAACAAGAGGATGCTTAATGATAAAAACATCCTCTTATTTACTAATAGTTACTTTTCATATTTCTATGACACCAACAACTTCATAATTCCCATTTAATCCATGATTTGTCATATAAGTTCTGATTTCAGTTCTATATGCTACTTCAAAATTATACTGTGATAAATTGGCACTTATCGCCTTTGTAAAGGAATACTCATTACCATGATGAGTGAAAATAATACGATAGTTCTTCATATAAATATGATTTTAGAGTGAATACAAATATTACACCCGCAAATATATAAAATAATGCCATACTACATAAAACGAAAACCAAAGAAGAAAGAAAAACCTATGCCTTTATTTGATAAGGCTGGTGTCAAGGTTAAGAAGAAGCCGGACTTAGTGGCCAAACTCGACAAAGTTTTCAGCCGCTACATCCGGCTTCGTGATTGTATGCCGAACGGGTATTTCCGCTGTATCTCATGCGGCCAGATAAAGCCATACGAACAGGCAGATTGCGGACACTTCCATTCGCGCCGCCACATGGCCACACGCTTTGACGAGGATAACGCCCATGCCGAGTGCCGGGCGTGCAACCGATTCAGTGCCGACCATCTGATACAATATGAAAAGAACCTGAAAGCTAAAATCGGCCAGCTACGATTCGACAAGCTGGCATGGAGAGCAAGCCAGGCGAAGAAATGGACTGATTTTGAATTAATAGAACTCACCAAGTATTACAAGGCTTTGGGAGACAAACTGAGTAAGGAGAAAGGATTATGAGTTATGTTTTACGGGATTATCAGCAGAAGGCCAGTAATGCAGCGGTCAGCTTCTTTGCTAACAAAGCCAAGAAGAACAATGCCATCATGGTGCTGCCGACTGGGGCAGGGAAGAGTCTGGTAATAGCCGATATTGCTAGCCGCCTTGAAGGGCATACGCTGGTATTTCAACCTAGCAAGGAAATACTCGAACAGAACTATCTGAAGCTCTGTTCGTATGGTATTCTGGACTGTTCCATATATTCCGCATCATTTGGGCGGAAAGAGATTTCAAGAATAACATTCGCTACGATTGGTAGTGTTGTCAATCATCCTGAGCTTTTTCAGCATTTCAAGAATATAATTATAGATGAATGCCATCTGGTTAACCCGAAAGAAGGAATGTATAAATCATTTCTTTCTATGCTGAAGTGCAAGGTGCTTGGATTGACGGCTACACCTTACCGCCTTGCATCAAGCAGGGATTTTGGCAGTATGTTGAAGTTTATCACTCGGACCCGGCCTTGTGTATTCTCTGAGGTTATTTATCAGGTTCAAATCTCCACCCTTTTGGATATGGGTTATCTGTCAAAGCTGAATTATTATGAAATGAACCCTTTAGGATGGAATGAACTTAATCTGAAGGTGAACACGACTGGAGCCGACTACACAGACAAGTCTGTCGTAAAGGAGTATGAGCGTATCGATTTTTACGGGTTTCTGGTCAGTATTGTGCAAAGACTAATGAACCCTAAAAGCGGGATAAAACGAAAAGGTATATTGGTCTTCACGAGGTTTTTGAAAGAAGCTGAACGCCTTACCTGGTCTATTCCCGGAGCGGCCATCGTTTCAGGAGAAACCCCAAAGAAAGAGCGCGAGAGTATTCTTGAGGCATTCAAGGCCGGAGAAATTCCGGTCGTGGCCAATGTCGGCGTACTTACTACCGGATTTGATTACCCAGAACTGGATACGATTGTCATGGCACGTCCTACGATGTCTTTGGCTCTCTGGTACCAGATTGTCGGTCGTGCCATCCGTCCGCATCCAAATAAGGAAGCCGGGTGGATAGTTGACCTTTGCGGAAATCTGAAACGCTTTGGCGAAGTGAAGGATCTTCGCCTTGTTGATAGTGGAAATGGTAAATGGGCCGTGTACTCCAATAGCAGACAGTTGACTAACGTAAGATTCTAAAACTATGGAAGAAGGATTTTTGAGACTAAGCCGCAGGTTTTTCTCGAATGAAATGTGGAAAGTTGCCCGTGAGTTTTCGGAATGCGAAGCGTGGCTTGACTTGATTCAGTCAGCACGATTTGATGCAACCGACGAGGCGTATAGCGAACTCATCGGAGGTCGAGAAATCTCTTATACAAGAGGTCAATATCCGGCATCCATATCATTTTTGATGAAGCGTTGGAAATGGTCTGAAAAGAAAGTCAGATATTTTCTTTCCAAATTGAAAAAGAAGGGGATGATTACAACTTGCAACCAACAGGGTATGACTGTCATAACCTTATGCAATTATGATGACTACAATCCTATCAAGGACAAGCCAAAGGACAATAGTAAGGGCATAGATAATGATAAAGAGATCAATGACTTAAAGGTGTCTATGGGCGAACTAAGGGCAGAGCTAAGGGCAATGTCACAAAAAATGGATGATAAGATTGAAGATTTGGGGCAAGGTAGGGGCAATAAGAAAAAGAAAGATAAAGAAATTATTAATAATATTATTCCCCCCACACCCCCCAAGGGGGAGGGACTTAACATAAAAGCCCGTTCTCTTTTTGAAACCCATTATAGACAGTTGTTTGGAAGTGATTATTACTGGACGGCCAAAGATGCAGGGGCAATGTCCCAGTTACTTCAGAAGCTGAAGTTCCAGCGGGAGCAAAAGCAGATGGACGTAGCTGAGGATTCAATTCTGTATGCTCTTCAGTATCTGCTATCGTCCATAAAAGAGGGGTGGATATTCGAGAATTTCAGCGTGACGAACATCAATTCCAAGTTTAACGAGATAGTTTCCCAAGCTAAGAAAAAGGCTTATTCCAAAACAGATATAGACGTAGTCCTGAAAGATAATTCTACTGAAAAATACAAAGACAAAGGATGGTAACATGGAACAGATAGATTTCAGACAAACAATCGAAAGGCTGAAGGATACGGGGTTTACACCTGTACCGAATACGGTAGAAATTTCTATTCCGGATGCAAAGAATGTTTTAAGGGCTGGTATTAAATACTTCACGGGGGAGAATGCCAGATGGCTTCCGGAGTATGAAGAGGTTGCAAACTGGCTGGCCGGCAATGGAGGTCGTGGGCTGTTGTGCTTCGGCAATTGCGGAAGAGGAAAGACCCTTATTTGCGGAAGGATTGTTCCTCTGATCCTGAATCATTATTGCCGGAAGGTGGTAAGCTGCTACGATGCACAGCAGATGAACGCAGAATTAGACGCTGTAAAGCAAAAACATATCATCTACGTGGATGATATAGGGACGGAGAATTTAAGCGTGAAATACGGCGAAAAAAGGCTTGCATTCGCTGAGCTTGCGGACGAGGCAGAGAAGAAGGGGAAACTTCTTATCCTCACTACCAATCTTTCGATAGACGAATTGAGGGAGAAGTATGGGGAAAGAACTATTGACCGGATGAGGGCGATAACGAAAACTGTCCTTTTCAGCGGTGAAAGCCTGAGAAAATGAAAATCACAATCTACTGGGTGACACGTGACTGGGGCCTGATAAGGCGGTTGCGTGAGAAATACCGTCTGCCCCAATACATGAGCCTGAACGGGCTCACGGAGGCAGAGGTTGACGAAGAGACATTGAACAATCTCCGGAAAGGGGAACCTGAATATCTAATCATCAGAAAAATAGAATCATGAGAAAAGAAGAAGTTGAAAGAAGGTTACACGAGCTGCGGAAGAAATATGTTTCGCTTGTCTCGTCCATGCAGATGGCCAAGGCACAGAAGGTAAAAAACAAGATAGAAGCGTTGGAAAGGGAACTGGAGCCGCACTCCTTGGGAGAGATGCTTCAGGACTACACACCTGAGTTCAAGGTGGAGATGCTGAAGAAGATGCACAGGATATTCGTCTATTCAGACTTACTTGAGGGTGCCACTCTGGAGTTCCAGTCAGAACTTGAATCGAACGGCATACAGGCCGAGGTGGTCGCCATGACCCGGAAGGCCATCAAGGAAATCAGATCCATCGTGCGGATTCCTGATGAAGAGAAGAACCCTTCGCTGTCGGAGGACTTCGGTAACATGTGCGATGAGATTAACCTTGTAGTAAGTAACATAATCAACAAATACCTAGCAAAATGATAAAGGAAAATGACCCTATGATTCCGAGAAAAGGAAACAATGACGAGAATCCGAAAGACGTTGAAATCAAGATGATGAAACAACGTGAAAAGGAGATGAAAGGTCGGTTCGTGAAGGCAGGAATCAAGACGTGGATTCTTGTCGGGAACCATGAGAACGCCGAGAAGAGGATAGCGAGATTCAACGAGCGGATTAACCAACCAGTAACGAGATAGAACCATGATTAGACTGCTATACATAGATTTGTTCTGCGGTGCCGGAGGAACCAGTACAGGAGTTGAGAATGCCAGATATGCCGGTGAGCAATGCGCCAAGGTTATAGCTTGTGTGAACCACGATGCAAACGCCATTGCCAGCCATGTGGCCAACCACCCGGACGCACTGCACTTCACGGAAGACATCAGAACACTGGAACTATCCCCTTTGGTGGCCCATGTGGAACGAATGAAAAAGATTTATCCGGATGCACTGGTTGTGCTGTGGGCCAGCCTTGAATGTACGAATTTCAGTAAGGCCAAAGGCGGACAACCTCGCGATGCAGACAGCCGGACACTGGCCGAACATCTTTTTCGCTACATTGAAGCCATAAATCCTGACTATATTCAGATTGAAAACGTAGAAGAATTTATGAGCTGGGGAGACATGGACAAAAAAGGACATCCGATAAGCAAAGATAAAGGTCGTTGTTATGAGAAGTGGAAACGAAATGTGAAGAAATACGGATATGACTTTGACTGGCGGATACTGAATGCAGCCGACTATGGAGCATACACTACTCGAAAACGATTCTTTGGCATATTCGCAAAGAGAGGATTACCTATCGTATTTCCGGAAGCGACACACTGCAAGAATGGAAGAAAAGACATGTTCAGTAAGCTGGAGAAATGGAGGCCTGTAAAAGAAGTGCTTGATTTTTCAGACGAAGGGGAAAGCATTTTTACAAGGAAGAAACCGCTTGCTGAAAATACGCTCGAACGTATTTATGCCGGTCTGATTAAATTTGTGGCCGGAGGGAAAGACGCTTTTATTTCCCGTTACAATACAGTAAGACCACAAGACACTTGTACATCCATCGAAGAACCGGTAGGAGTGGTTACTACAGCAAATAGGTTTGCAAAAGTTCAGGTCCATTTCCTATCCAAGCAGTACAGCGGGCATCCTGAGAGCAAGAATATTTCTGTTGAAGAACCTGCCGGAACAATCACCTGTAAAGACCATCACGCTTTCGTGTCGGCTTATTATGGGAACGGGAACAATCATTCTGTTGAACATCCTGCACCGACGGTTACAACAAAGGACAGACTATCTCTTGTTACCCCTTTCTTTATGAACTACTATTCCGGTGGAGGTCAGTTAGGAAGCGTTGAAACACCATGCCCGGCAATAATGACGGTGCCCAAGCAAAATTTAGTTACTCCGGTTCTTATGAAACAGGTTTCTTACCGGAAGCCGTGGATAATGAATACAGCTTTCTCGAATATTGGAAGCAGCATTGAGCAACCATCACAAACTATCACAGCCAACCGCAAATGGCATTACCTTATGAATCCTCAGTTTGCCAGCGCCGGAGGTTCTGTAAACAACCCATGTTTCACGCTTATAGCCCGCATGGACAAAATGCCGCCTTATCTGGTAGAGGTTGAAGGAGGTATCGGCATACAGGTTACACCTGATGACAGTCCGATGACAATCAAGATTAAGGAGTTTATGGCTTTGTATGACATCATTGATATAAAAATGCGTATGCTTCGGATTCCGGAACTAAAAAGAATCATGGGATTCCCGGAAGACTATATCCTGATTGGTCCTCAATCTGACCAAAAAAAGTTCATCGGCAACGCCGTGGAGGTAAACATGGCTCGCGTGCTTTGTGAGGCTATCTGTAAGGAGATTATAAGAAAAAGAAAAGTTGCATAAAATGGTTAGTGAGGTACATAACATAGACTGTATGGAATACATGCGGAACATACCAGATAAGTTCTTTGAGCTGGCAGTGGTCGACCCTCCATACGGAATAAATGCCCCGAACATGTCGATGGGCAGCAATATGAACCGTAGACATGGAGGATACAATGGTGAAAGTATAGCTCAAAGACTGAAAAGGAAACGCTTTAACCAAGGAGCCGGAAAACTTAAGAACCGAGCATTGAATACAATGCAATGCGATTGGGATTATCATCCTCCCTCAAAAGAGTATTTCGAGGAACTGTTCAGGGTAAGCCATAATCAAGTGATATGGGGAGGCAACTATTTTCCTCTACCACCTACACGCGGGATATTGTGCTGGGATAAAATGCAGCCTTGGAAGAATTTTTCCCAGTTTGAGCTTGCTTGGACTTCTTTTGATTGTCCGGCATCTATCATTCATTTATCAAATACAGGCGGAAACAATAAAGAATCAAAAATCCATCCTACTCAGAAACCTATCAAACTTTATCAATGGATTCTTGAAAAATTTGCTAAAACAGGTGACAAAATACTGGACACGCACCTCGGAAGTGGAAGTTCCAGAATAGCAGCTTATCGGATGGGGTTCGATTTCTATGGTACCGAAATAGATAAGGAATATTTCGATGAACAAGAGAAAAGGTTTCGGAGAGAATGTTTTGGAGAGATTAAAACGTCTGAAGGAATTATTGTGCAACAAAATCTATTTTAAGTCATGGGAAAGCTAAAAGTCTATTATGGATGGGCCAGAATAGGCAATGTCCGTAAGAAGCGTGCTTTGTCAGTAATGTTCGAAAACGAAATGCTGGGATGCAGGAGTGATCGTGGACAAAGGTGTCTAAGAACACTTCAAGACACCGTATTTGAACGGTACCAGACTGATGAAGAAGAAAAGGAAGGTAAACGTCAGAACCGGATATTTACTGAGTACAGCCTGTTCCTCGACGAGAAGCCGATAAATGGTAGCCTTCAAAGATGCTTGCTGATTAACAGAGAAGCTGACAAGAACAATGTTTCTAAGGCCATGAGTGAAAGAATCTTCGAGGCATTGAGAAAGGCTTTCTTATTTTCAAATCCTGGGTATAAAGAACCTTACTCACAACTTGAATTGAAATTTGAATGATATGGGAAAGCAGGAAAGTGTGAGCGATTTTTATCAGTTCGCAAAGGATTTGGCCAAAGCTGAAAGGGAACTGAAGATTGAGCAATGGGTTGAAGTAACTATTTACTACGGATATGCAGAAAAACAAGTAAGCTTATATCACTACAATCTTCCCCGTGAGATGTATTTCCGGTACCAATGGGTAATCAGATGGAGGATGGCGAAATTACAGTGCCAATACCCCAAACAGATTGTATCTACAAGCCTGTACTTCTATGACAAGCGTTCTGGAGAATCTATGGAGGTTAACGGCTGTCTTAGTAAACTTATATCCGCAAAAGCCCAGATAACAAAAGCAGAACGCAAGATGAATGAGTACATCGAGCACAACCGTCAGAACAACATGTTCTTTGACGAGAATACGGACGAGGAGCTGGTTAAGTTCCGGGAGAAACTGGAGCGAAAGAAACTCGAATGTGCAGAGTGTGAGAAACGATTAGAATTATTAGTTGAAAGAAGGAGAAGTAATCAATGAAAGAAACTCAACTGTCTTTAAACTTGGATCATGGAATTAGTAAAGAACAGGCTTGCATCCTTTGTCATTTATCCTCTGAGTGCGAAGGATGCTGTGTGAAATGCAAGGCTGAGAATAAAAGCGGAACTTGTCAAGGGCAGAATTGTTCAATTCCATCCAGAGACCATGACGGACAAAGGTGGAACGCATGGATGCACATTGTTTCTACTTCGCTTCCGGGACTTAAAAGATTTATACCTGTAAAGTACAGGAAACACTTAAAGAAGAAAAAGTTATGACGAAAGAAGATATAAAAAAGGCAGCAGCTGAATATGCTAAAGAAGCTTGTCGTCCACTTTGGAGAGCTGGTAACGAACAAGTCTGCATGGCCGATTTCATGGAAGGCGCAGAATGGTATAAAAATCAGTCATCTTGGATAAGTGTTGATGAACGGCTTCCTGAACTGAACGTACGTGTATTGGTTGCTCAGCGTGGAATAAACCGGATAAGTATTTGCATCATGAAGCGTATTCCTCATGATTCTTCAAATCCGGACAACAAAAAATGGCACTGGTCGCTTACAAACAATAAAGATGAAGTGATAGCATGGAAGCCACTACCACATTTCGATGAAACACTCTTAAAAGAAAGGAGACTTTATAATGACAAAGGAAGATATAAAGAAAGCTAAAGCTGAAAACGCTGAAAGAATAGCAAATATAGCCTATTCAGGCGGTGGACATATCGGTCAAGACGATTTGGAAACAGCTTTTGAAAATGGTGCAGACTGGTGCATCAATAGCGTATGGCATGATGCAAGCGAAACACCAATCTCAGGTAAATATTCCCTTGTAAAATACATTACTGGAGATTTAAAAATAAAGTATCGTGTAGATGTTTTTTGCGGTTATGAATGGAAAGAAATGTGCCACTATGACAAACTGATACAGTTTGCATACATTGAGGACTTAATACCTAATACGGAGGAATGAATCATGAGCAGAGAGATAATATTCAGAGGAAAATCAGAAGTCACAAATGAGTGGGTTTACGGCTCACTTGTAAAGGTTGGGAACGAAAGTCATATAGTCGGATTTGATGAAGTAGACTTAGACGGACATCATCTAAGCTATTGCAGTGATAGACCGATATTCACGAAACAGGGAACAATAGGCCAGTTCACAGGATTGCATGACAAAAATGGAACAGATATTTACGAAGGAGATATATTAAGAAACGAAAGCTGCAAAGGTATTGTGGTTTATAAGAATGGAGCTTTCGTTTTAGAATTAGGAAAATCCTGTGGCTGTGTTTACTTATTCTGCCTTGACTCTTTATTAGTTATCGGTAATATATATGACAATCCAGAATTACTGGAGAGTTAAAAATGAAAGGGGCGTGCTTGCCCGCCCCTTTTTGCCTTTTGCTTTGATAGCGTTTTATGTAACTCAAAAGTCTCCTTTTCAGAGCATGCCACAATTCGTTACATATACATCCTATTAGTGGCTCGGATATGTATTCTTTTATTGAATCTAAATCTATTGTTGTCATATATTTAAGATTTTAATGTTAGAATACCTATCACGCATAGGGCAATACAAAATTAGTTCTTTTAAATAAAAAAACAAATTTATGAAAGCAATATCCATCAAACAACCGTGGGCGAGCCTTATCTAAAATCTTACTGACAACCCTTGTCAGTGCTTTGTGAATACCCGGTAACTGCTTTGTGGCGGTTATCGGGTATCATATTTTCAACCAATTAAGAACCAATTATTATGAACTTAAACAAATTGAGAGATAAGGCCTACCAGTGCGCGATAGCTCACGGATGGCATGAAGAGAATCTGAGTGACGAACATTTCCTTTGTCTGGTCATATCCGAACTTATGGAAGCGGTAGAAGCAGATCGGAAAGGGAAACATGCGAAAGTTGCAATGTTCAAAGAATGGCAAGGGAATAGCGTTCCATTGACTGAAGAAACTAGGAAAAGGAGATTCATGGAAGACTTTGAGGCATTTATCAAAGGGACTGTCGAGGAAGAACTTGCCGATGCCTGTATTCGTCTGTTGGATTTGGCCGGATTGAGAGGATATGATTTGGATAGCTTTGACTACGAAGGAAGCGATACGGAAGACTATTCTGATATGACCTTCACGGAGTCCATGTTTAGAATCTGTGTTTATGTCACCGACAACTTCTACCGGGATGAACTATATATCCTCCTAAATGAGATATTCGCTTTCTGTCGGGACAGAAATATCGACATCTTCTGGTACATCGAGCAGAAGATGAAATACAATGAACTTCGTCCGTACAAGCACGGAGATAAAAGCTACTGACTATGAAACACATTTTCTACGCATTAATCATCATACAAGCCCTGTACGAGCTTGTGAAGCTGCTCAAATGTAAATCCTTGTATCGCCATACAAAAGTCTTTCAGAAGCTGGATAAGACATCAAAAAGATGGTATCTGATGGCGCATCCGTGGCTTCATGTTGCATTCTTCATGGATATAGCCGGACTTTTATTGCTGGGGGTGGGATTGTTTTCAAGCCAATGGATATATTTCCTTGTTGTCCTGGCCATGAGTTTTAGTCAGATCCAAAAACTGGGAGCATGGGTGGTGTTTCTGGACAGTCTGATTACGGTCATCATCTACACCTTAGCCATTCTGAACGTATATCACTTGATATAACAAAAAAGGGAGCCAGCCCACACGATTAGAAGCCAACTCCCACACACGATTATGATGCAAATATAAGAATTTCTAACTAAAACTTTCCTACTATGACAAAAGAATTTTCATCAATCGTGGAGTTGAGATCAATACGTGAGCAGAAATCAAGGTTATCAGAACGTGAACAGGAGTTAGCATCGCCTATTTTGACCGATTTGTCACTTATTCCGGAGATTTATGACTGGTTCAAGGAACTGTTAGCCGGGATGGACTGTCCGCCCAATCTTGAGAGCGTCACCCAGCGAAAGAAGTTCCTCTTCATCGTGCTGTTCTTGTTCGCCCCCAGCGTGCTGGCCGGCGGTCGGCTGCCGAATGGGATTAGGGCGGAGATTGCCGGTGTGTTCCCAGATGTCTCCCCATGCGTAATATCAAACAATATCGCTGATGTTTCCTTTATCTACCAGCAGTATAAGGATTTCCGGCAGGATATAGAGTATCTTTACAACCTGATTGTAGAAAGGTTGAAGGCCAAAGGACTAATCAAGTGACAGAATGTTTTTAATGGGGGATAAATCCCCTTTGCTTGAATTTTTATGTCTAACAAATTTAAATTTTAATGCCGAGTCAGAAGAAAAAGTTGGAATGATTTGATTGCGCAATTAGATAGAATTGCGGCAAATCCGAGAATAACGGAATCCCGTTATCAAAGAGCTAAGCGAACTCAAATTCAATATGCAGAGAATATTCTCAATTCAAAAGGTGGAAGTAATGCATATCGTCAAGGATTTGAGCAGGCTCGTAATTATAAAGCCACCAGACGTACTTATATGGGGCTTAATGATGGATAACGAAGATAACGAATAAAAGAACTGATCAAGTGAATAAATCCGGAGCGTTATGCTTCCGGATTTTGTTTATTTCCTAAAATGTTTTTCAAAATATTCTTTTACGTTAGCTGTTGGCAAAACAACTGGAATAGAAAATTTAATTTTGCTTATGCTTTCGTTTTGTTGTGCATTTTCGGATGAAATTCCTGCATTAATAATTTTAGCAATACCTATTCCCGATTTGTTACCCTCTTTTTCTGTAACAGAAATGGCAATATCCATTTCTATATTTTGAACCCTGGTATATCTGTTATAATATTGATTGAAATTTTCATTATCAATATAAAGATTGTTATCTTTCCCTTGAACATCATCAGGGCAAACAAGTACATTAGTATCTTTATACTTTTCCTGAGTTTCTTTCACCGCGTCAATTATTTGGCTTAATGATTCTTTAATAAATTCTTTAAGTTCCATAATTATTCTCCTTCTCTATTTTTATTTTATACAATAAACCCCGAACTACAAAGAACGGGGCTGAAATAGTTATTTATAGATGTAATTATATCTTAGCTCGGATTCGTTATCCTTGTAACTATATGAAACACATATTTTATTTATAGTGCCATCTTCATTATAAAAATAGTCATAATATGTCCAAGAATCTGAATATGATTCCTTTTTCGATTTTCTTTGAATACGACCTGAAGAGTCATACTGGTATTCATATTTTTGCTCTATTGATTCTTTTCCAGTATCCCCATTTATATAAGTTTCCTGAAGTAAATTATCATGTGAATCATATTCAAAAATGAAGCTACCAAACAGAGAGCCATCATCAATATTTGTTTTTTCTATATAGATATTTTTCCCTTCATACCTATATTCGCTTATATAGCCAAAATTGTTGCTAACCCAAATGTCTTTTTCTACTGTTTTTATCAATCTTTTTTGACTATCATATTCGTATGTCCATTCTTCATTCAGGTTTCCATCGTCATCATATACCAGCATGCGTGACACGGAGTCAATGTTGTTATATTCATATTTACGTTTTTTTTCAAACAAAGTAAACGTATATTCGTTCATTTCCACTACACGCTTTTTGTCGTCGTATTCATATTTGTAATTGCAATCGATCCTACCATCCAATAAAGCGTTATAGTAGTTGGTGGTTTTTTCTTGCAATGTTCCGTCTGGATTATAGATATACTGTTCGTAAAGTTCTCCATATTCATTTATCTCTCCAAATTTCTTTTCATGTTCGTTTATTACAATTTCAGACAGAACTTTATTTCCATTATTTCCTCCGGGTTCTCCATCACCATCGCTACTGCACCCCACAAAAAACAAAGCCACCAGTATAGGCAAAATAAATAACATTTTCTTCATTTTACTTTGGTTTTATTGATTAAACATTCAATTCCAATAACTTTCTTAAATCCTCAAATGAGTGAACTTCATATAGATTCCCTTTTACTTTTACGTAGCCGTTCACTTCGGAATCAGGTGTATTTCTTACAAATAGCTCCGAAATATCCACCTCTAAAGCATTTGCAATACGTTCTAAAGATTGTAATTGCGGATAATCACCTCTTAATGTCTTATTAAGACTAATATCAGATATACCCATCTTATCAGCCAAATCTTTTTGAGTAAGACCCTTAGACTGGCAAAGTTCTTTTATCCTTGTTCTAAAATCCATAATACTACATAGTTTTATTGCACAAATATAGGTGTTTATAATATATAATACAATAAAGAGTGAAAAATAAATCCAAGTAGTTTTATTATTAACATAAATTAAGTATGTAAATATTGCGTAATTAAACTATATAGTATTACTTTGTGCTATCAAATAAAACGAAGTAGTATAATTTTTTAATACGCACGATTATGAAGACATTAAAAGAACAAGTAGAAGAGATTAAGAGCATGAAAGGTTCTAAGGCTGCAAAGAAAGCTGCTTTCGTGAAATTAGGTTTGAGAAAGTATGAAGTTGAACTTCTTATGGCTGAACTGCCTAAACCTGTCAGAGAGACACACAAGTTTACTTTTGGGGTCGAGATTGAATGCTTGGTAGCTGCAAACATGATGAGAGAATGTGCAACAAGAAACGAAATGCCTTTTCAATATGAGGGTTATAATCACGTTGACAACAACCACTATTACAAGTTTGTTTCTGACTCTTCTATCAGAGGTGAAAACCCTATCGAATGTGTTTCACCGGTTCTTACTGGTAAGGCGGGTATGAAAAGTCTAGAAACCTGCTGCAAAGCTTTAAATGAAGCAAATGCACAGGTAAATATATCTACAGGTTTGCATGTGCATATCGGGGCTGCAAATCTTTCTGATGAAGCCTACATTAATGTATTCGAAAACTATCAGAAGTTAGAGAGAGTGATTGATACCTTCATGGCACGATCAAGACGAGCCAACAACAGCCAGTGGTGTAGAACCCTTCAAGGCAAGAACTTTGATGTATGTATGACAAAGCATGATGTTTTTAGCGTCATGAATGGTAATAGATACTATAAAGTGAATGCTTGTTCATACGCTCGACATCAGACAATAGAATTTAGGCAACATCAAGGTTCTACTGATTTCGAAAAGATTTCTAACTGGGTGAACTTCTGCGCTAAACTGGTAGCATGGTCTAAAAAGAACGTACTGAGTTCAGAGGTTAATTCAATTGACGAGATACCTTTCTTGACAACGAGAGAAAAGTCATTCTTTAAATCACGTGCTGAGGTTCTTGCATGAGCCTCGCACGATTAAAATCAAAGAATATGTGCTGTATTATTTATAAGCCAAAAGGTGTTCAGATGCCAACTCTGGATACCTTAAATAAAGTTCAGAGAATCAATCATCATGGTTATGGCTTCGTTTCTTCAAAGCATAGATATAAGACGATGGACTATCAGAGGTTTTTAACTCATCTTTCAAAGGTTGAAATTGAAGAAGAATGCATCATTCACATGAGGTGGGCAACACATGGTTCTAAGTGTAGAAGGAACTGCCACCCGTTTGTCGAGAATGGCGTTTATTTTGCCCATAATGGCGTTTTGCCTATTCAGTCGGTAAATGATATGACAGACAGCGAAATATTCTTCAGAAGTCAAGTTTATCCCCTTGTAATGAAATACGGATATGAATCGAAAGTGACAGAATCCATGATGATGGCTGCTGCTGGCAGTTCTAGGTTTGCAATGATGTACAAAGGAAAAGTAAAGCTGTATGGCGATTATACGAAATTGAATGGTGTGTATTATTCTAATTTAAGATGGTTATGAAAGAGAAAGAAATCCTGCAAGAAATAATCGGGTGGCTGGGTAATGATACAAGCTATTTGTCTACTAGGACAGACTATGCCAGAGGGTATAAATCCGGTATAGAATGTGCAAAAGAAATTGTTGAAAGCATCATCAATAAACACGACCCTGATTTATTACCAAACAATTAGCAAATTGTTTCGTATGCGTTGAATTGTTATTCAAAATTGTCTTCATAATGGGGTATCTTTGTATAGATACCATCGCGGGGTAGAGCAGTGGTCAGCTCGTCACTTTGACTTGGTGAAAAGCAAATAATTGAATATATGAATAGTAGATATGAAATATTGGCTAAAGAAAAAGGTTATTTTGTAGATAAGCAAGGTAACGCATATTCACCACGAGGTAATAAGGTCGGGACTCGCGGCAAAGATCCGTATTTGTATTTTGGTATAAGAGTGTCTAAAACAAAAGTTATCAAAGTATATATACATCGTTTGCAGGCCTATCAAAAGTTTGGCGATTTGATATTTAATGATAACATAGAAGTAAGGCATTTAAATGGTAATTCTTTTGACAATTCATTCAAAAACCTTGCGATTGGAACACCATCAGAAAATGCTATGGATAAACCAGAGTCAAAAAGAAAGAAAATTTCTTTGGCTGCATCCAATAAATTAAAAGTGTATTCAGATGAACTGGTTTTAGAGATACAAAAAATGAAAGAGGCTGGCATGACCTATACAGAATTGAGAAAGAAATACAATATAAAAAGTAAAAGTTCTTTGAATTATATACTAAAAAGGAAAGTATCGCGGAATGGAGCAGATGGTTAGCTTACCACTTTGACTTGGTGGGGGTCACAGGTTCGAGTCCTGTTTCCGCAACTAACATTTAAAATTTACACGATTATGAATGTATTGACATTAAGCATTAGACAGAAGTATTTTGATGAAATCTTAACAGGTAAGAAAACACAAGAGTTTAGAGAAATCAGGCCATCAAATTCAAGCAAATATATTCGCTATGTTTTGAATGGTAAAGAGTATAAAAATCCAAATGACATGCCGTCAGAGGATGAAGAACCTGGTGAAGTGACATTGTCTGCTGTTAAGTATGATGCCATTAAGTTTTTGACTGGTGAGTATAAAGGCAAACGTCCTTATGCCATTGTTGAAGCGAAATCTTCTGAGATACAAATCTTGACAGACGAAAATGATCAAGAAATAGAACTCGAAGAAAAAGGTGTGAAATACATTGCAGCGCAAATGGTTTATGGTTTGGGTAAAGTGATAGAAAAATCTGATTATTAATCTTTAAAAATAAGGCCGAGTCAACGAAACAAGAAGAAGAATCAATCGTTCTACAGGTGTAACACGTATTGCACAATACGGTAGAAACACCAAAGGGCAAGCATTATCAAGAGCTCAAAGAAGAGAACAAGTAAGATATGCTTTTAGAAAGGCTGAAGGTCTTGCGGTTGGATAGTTATGACACTGCAAGAAAGGACATACAGCCATATTGACCTCGTCAGACAGAAGACTGACGGGGTTTTGCTGTTTCTGTCCTTGGGTAAGGATTCTTTGGTCTTACTGGACATGATCTACCCAAAGTTTGATAGAGTCGTCTGTGTGTTCATGTACTTTGTTAAAGGTTTAGAGCATATTGAAAGATGGATCGGCTGGGTAAAAGCCAAATATCCGAAGATAGAATTTGTTCAGGTACCCCACTGGAACCTTACCTACATTCTTCGCGGTGGCCTGTATTGTGTGCCAAATCCCAAAGTGAAGTTGCTGAAGTTGGCCGATGTGGTGAAGGCAATGCAGCTCAGATACGGGCTTTACTACACATTCTTGGGAATGAAGAAGGCTGACGGCATGAACCGCCGCCTCATGCTGAAAGGTTACGAAGCAAACGGGTATGAGAACAACGGTATGTGTTATCCTTTGGCCGACTGGACTCAGAAAGACATCCTGTCCTACATGAAGCAGAACAGCCTACCGGAGCCTGTGAGGTATTCACTCAAGACTAGTTCGGGTGTAGGCTTCAATTTGGATTGTATGCTATGGCTGGAGAAGAACTACCCGCAGGATTTACAGAGAATTTACAAGGTATTCCCGATGGCAGAAAGAATCCTTTGGGAACATAAACAAAAGCAATAGGTATGGAACTGAGCAAATACATAAAGAGTGAATCGGTAGAACTTAACCGTTCCGCCATTCACTTCGCAGATTATAACCCCAGGAAATTGTCTGAGGAATCCCGTAAGACATTAAAGCGGGGTATTAAGAAGTTCGGTCTGGTTGGTGGAATCGTAGTCAACAAGCGAACTGGCCTTACTGTCGTGTCCGGCCATCAGCGTCTAACAGTCATGGATGAGCTGCAGAAATTCCCTGAGAACGATTACAGAATCCGTGTAGATGTCATTGACGTGGACGAAAAGCAGGAAAAGGAATTAAACATCTTGATGAACAATCCAAACGCGCAGGGCGCATGGGACTATGACGCATTGGCGCGGTTAGTTCCAGATATTGATTACCAGGATGCCGGCCTGACAGCTGCCGACCTTAACATGATTGGCTGTGATTTCCTTCTCCAGACAGAGGAAGAAAACTCCATCGCAAATGCTTTGGAAGATATGATGGCACCTGTTACCGAACAGAAAGAAGCTGAAAAGGCTGCCAAGCAGATGGAAAAAGCCGAAAAGGTGGCCCACATGAAAGAAGTCAAGCAACAAGTGAAGGATGCAGCCCAGAAACAGGCACAGGATATGGACGCTTATCTGATGCTTTCCTTTGATACTTTTGAAGCCAAAGCTGCTTTTTGTGAAAGATTTGGATATGATCCATATTCCAAGTTTATCAAGGGTGAGGTATTCGATGAACAGGTAGAAAGAATTGAATAATTATGAAAGCATCAGAAGAATTTGGTGAGGTTATTGATAGAATAGATAACTTGATAGGAGCATTGGAGTTACCTATGCCTGCAGAGTTTCATGTAAATCAGATGAAGCATGAGCTCAGTGAAATATCGGATAAATTGAAACGAGTATACGTCGAAGAAGAGAGTGAAAACCCTTGGGAGGAATAAATGATGAAAAGTGAATCTCAACATAAGAAACATCCAGGAGGAAGAAAGCCAAAATTCGATTACAGGGGTGAGGAATTTCTTTCTCAGGTAGAAACGTATGCCAAAAAGGGATTCACTGACCGGGAAATAGCTTTCGCGCTCGGGCTGAATCCGACCTACTTCTACGAAATGAAGTCAAAATATTCGGAGATAACTGACGTATTAGCGCGCGGGCGTGCGACAATCACCGCCGCTGTGCGTGCGAAGTTCCTTGCGATGGCTTTGGGCGGTATCAAGACAAAGAGTACCGTAGTAAGGAAGCTGAAAGACCCAGACGGCAATCTGACCGGCGAAGAAGAACTTCAGGTGAGCGAAAGCGAGCTGGCTCCGAACCTTCAGGCAATGTCAGTCTGGCTGTATCACCATGATGAAGAATGGAGGAAGGTTGAGCGCCGGCAGGACGAGGACGCCGACATTCCAAAGGATATTGACCACGGAATTTCTATTGACTCATGGATTAAAGACAAGTTGAAATGATTGTACCCCAGGCGATATATCATCCGTTATACACCGATAAGGAAAAGTTTATCATTCTCATTACCGGTGGCCGTGGATCGGGGAAGTCTTTCAATGCTTCCACTTTCATCGAGCGGCTTACATTTGAAATGACCCCCGTAGAGAAGATTGTTCACCAGATTCTTTATACCCGTTACACGATGGTATCTGCCGGGATGTCTATCATTCCGGAAATGATGGAAAAGATAGATTTGGACGGAACAACGAAGTATTTCAAGACAACCAAAACCGATATTGTAAACCGGATGACCGGTAGTCGTATCATGTTCCGTGGTATCAAGACTTCTTCCGGAAACCAGACGGCCAAGCTGAAATCAATTCAGGGTATCACCACCTTTGTTTGTGATGAGGCGGAGGAATGGACCAGCGAGGAAGAGTTTGATAAGATCATGCTTTCTATCCGTAAGAAGGGAATTCAGAACCGGATAATCATAATTATGAATCCATGCGATTCGAACCATTTCATCTACAAGAAATACATCGAGAACACTCATCGACTGGTGGAGATTGATGGCGTGCAGGTACAGATATCAACTCATCCCAATGTACTTCATATCCATACTACCTACTTTGACAATATCGAGAACCTTTCTCCTGAATTCCTGAGAGAAATCAAGGAAATGAAGGAGAAGAATCCTGAAAAATACGCCCATGTGGTTATCGGCCGTTGGGCAGATGTAGCTGAAGGTGCCGTATTCAAGAAATGGGGTATAGTGGATGAGTTCCCCATGTGGTGTAAGAAGGTCGGAATCGGGCTGGATTTTGGTTATACTAATGACCCTACAGCTACTATCCGATGCGGAATAATAGATAATGCGTTGTATCTGGATGAAGTGGATTATCGTACCGGATTGCTTTCGGGAGATATCATAAAGACTTTGCGACCTTGGAATCTTAGAGTGATTGCCGATAGTGCAGACCCACGACTCATTCAGGAAATCAGTAATGGTGGAATTAAGATTTATCCAGTGGAAAAGGGTAGTGGTTCAGTCAATGCCGGTATAGACAAGATGCAAGGTATGGAAATCTTCATCACCAAGCGTTCTTATAACCTTCAACGGGAGTTCAGAAATTATGTATGGGCAAAGGATAAGGACGGAAACTATATCAACGAGCCGGAAGACCACGATAACCACGGCATTGATGCTGCTCGTTACTATGTGCTGGGAGAACTTCTCGGTAGGATTATGAAACCGAAAGACATATCAGGAGTATTTGGACATTAAAAATTAATATATGAGGACCTTAGAAGAAATTTTAGCTTTGCCGGATGTAGAGAGAAAAATCTATTATCTGAAGAAAGGGCGCAAGACTGAGCTTCCTAATGCTCATGCTCTTTATAACGATTGGAATCCAAACAAACATGAAATTGTGATTGATGAAGAAAAGTATCCGAAAATCAAAATCACTACCCAGCCTGAGAAACGGATTACAGACCCGACAACAGGGAAAGAATATGTGGAACCGGCGGTAAGGAAAGAAGTTGACCCAAACAGGATTGCTCTTCCTATCGAGCAGGACATCGTGAACATTCAGACGGCTTTCACCGTTGGAACAGAACCGGTCCTTGATTGCCAGCCGGACCAGTCGGAAGAAAGCCTTCTTTCAACATTGAAACAGGTGTTCAAGAAGAACAAACTGAAATACCAGAACAAGAAAGTAGTCCGGGCATGGCTCGCCGAGCAGGAAGTGGCCGAATACTGGTATGTGGTGAAGGATGACGGCTTCTGGGCAAAGCTTAAGCGAAAGATTTCAGGACTTTTCGGTAAATCAAAACCTGAGTACCGTCTGAAGAGTGCCATCTGGTCCCCGTTCCGTGGTGATAAACTCTACCCTTTTTTCAATGACCAAGGGGATTTGGTGGCCCTATCCCGTGAGTACAAGAAGAAAGACCTGAACGATGTAGAGATTACCTGCTTTATGACCATAACAAAGGATATGGTTTACCAATGGGAACTGACAAGTAATTGGACCGACAAAGGTACTTTCGCACATGGATTCAAGAAGATGCCGGTGATTTACATGTACCGTCCGGAAGCGTACTGCGAGAAGATAAAGAGTATGCGCGTCCGGCTGGAGAAACTTCTTTCAAACTATGCGGACTGCATCGACTATCATTTCTTCCCTATCCTCATGCTTTTTGGTAACGTAGAGAATTTCTCCGGTGAGTTCAAGAACCGAGTGGTCGAGCTGACCGGCCAGGGAGCCAACGCCCAGTATCTTACCTGGTCTCAGGTGCCTGATACCGTAAAATTCGAGGTGGAAACCCTGCTCAGTCAGATTTACGGGCTGACCAATACTCCGCGTATTTCCTTCGACTCGCTGAAGGGAACCGGCAATGCCGTTTCCGGTGTGAGTTTTGACTATGTGTTTATGTCTACCCACCTGAATGTGGAGAACCTTAACGAAACGGTCGGTGAGTTCATGCAACGACGTGTAAATTTCCTTGTCTCTGCGTTGGGTTCCGTGAATTCCACACTCGAAGTGGCTTCAGAGACCATCGACGTGGATGTGCAGATGCAGCCGTACAAGTTGGAGGACCTCAAAGACAAGATAGACACCGCCATCAAGGCCAAGGACGGAGAAATCTGGTCACAGAAACGAGCCATCACCTTTGTAGGAAACGTTGATGCTGTTATGGACGAGATTGAATCCATCAAGGAAGAGCAGGCAGAGAAGCAGAAGAACGACATTGAGAAACAGAGACAGCTTTCCGCTCTCAAAAGTGCTGGTAGTAAATCTGAAGAATAGAACAATTCAGTCAGAATATTTACGGGGATAATACAAAACAGAATGATATAAATCTAAAATATTGACTATTTAAATAGCGTTATCTTTCGAGGTATCGCTATTTTCTTTATCATAGTAAAAACATGAATACTTCTTTGTAATTATTCGTTATTTTACTATATTTGCATCGTAATTAAGTCTTAAACGCTATGAGCTACAAATCAGTTAAAGACGTTGTAACGCTGCTTACTGAAAATGGCTTTTGGTTCGTGAGGCAGAAAGGCAGTCACATGGTTTACACTGATGGTAGCCATGTAGTGATTGTCCCCGACCACGGCAAGAAAGGCGTTGAGAAAGGCACTTATTACAACATTCTGAGGCAAGCGGGGCTAAAATAGCCCCCGCCTCTTTTGTTTAACAATAAAAAGGAGGTCAGTATGAAAACCGTAGAAGTGATTGTAGAACACGCAGGAAATAATCTTAGTGCCTATATTGAAGGTGCTCCGGTGATAACGGTTGGCAACGACGTGAAGGAAATCGAGAAGAACATGAAGGAAGCTGTTGAACTTTACCTGGAGTCATGCAAGGAAATGAACATCGCTCCAGTGGAAATTTTGCAGGGTGAGTTCACATTGAAATTCAAGATAGATGCTGCTACCTTCATCAACTATTATAGCAGTATCTTTACCAAGGCCGCTCTGAGCCGGATAACCGGAATCAATGAACGCCAGTTATGGCATTATGCGGCTGGAGTACATAAACCACGCAAGCAGCAGTTGGAGAAGATTCAGAAAGGTATTAACGCGCTGACAGAGGAACTGGCAGCTATAAATTTGTTGTGATTATGATAGATGTTAAAGAATTAAGAATAGGTAATTATGTTAAGCCTATAAATGATAATGGCAAAGAGGGTAACATTGGAACTGTATTTGCTATAGGGAATTATCTAGTTAGCGTTAATGGTAATAATAACCAATACGATTATCATCAAATTGAGCCTGTTCAAATAACAGAAGACATATTAAGTAAATGTAAATTTGTGAAACGAGAATGGGATGATACGGTGGTATATTATAATCCACTGATGGAACTCGATGCTTATTTTCGTTTAAATAGAGTTGGTTATGATGTAGAAGTGAAATATTTACATCAGCTTCAAAATCTATTTTTTGATTTGACTGGGAAAGAGTTGGAAGTAAAGTTCTGATTTATTATGGAGGAGATAATAAAAAGGTTTATTGTTTTTTTTGAAAGTGACAGAATTTCAATTTCTCGCAAAATAGCTATCCCTTTATTAGTAGTGTTGACCATTTTATTATTGGATAATGTTTTGGGAACATCATATTATTGGATAAACGAAATGGAAACTGATTATATTGTAAAAGTTGAGGAAGCTAAAAAAATATGTGAATCTGATTCTGTATTAGTAGCTCATTTTGATGAAAAAATATCAAATGCAATAAAGCGACAAAATGTTTTTCAATGGTTTGCTTCATTGTTTAAAAATACAGGGCTTGAAAATGTAGAAGAGTCCAATAGTACAAATTTAAATGGAAATATATTTTCTAAAATAGAGAAATGGTTCCCAGAAATTAAAAGAAATCAAATGTGGCATACCATAACTTCTTCTCTTTTGTGGATTATTTTTTTAGCTTTCTTATCATTATTCCTGATTTTTGCACCATTTGTCGTTGAGAAGGATAAAGTTGCTACTATATTAGGTGTTATAATTGGAATTGGTATATTAGCATTTTTAATCTGGATAACTCAGTGGATATTTGGTTTGATTCCTGTAATACTTAATAGAGCATACATAAATTATATTTTGCAATTAATAATAAATCTCATTCCAATAATAGCTTTGACTGTTGGAACAATAAAGGAAGTAAAGAAGAAAAAACTTTCATAATATCTTCAAATATAAAAAAGCGTGATTCCCCCAGTAGTCACGCTTTCCTTTTGTCTAAAAACGAACATTCCCCTAATTGTTTCGTATCGTTAGCCTTAAAATTTCCTCTTCCCTTTCTCTATAAGTAAATTTACCGTATGAAATTATTAATCAAACTCATACGGTATGACAATCTTTGAACAAATCTTGGCAGGACTGCAACAGAAATTCGCTGGGGTGGACACTGCCACACTCACCCGTATCGCCACAAAGAAGGCAGAGGGTGTAACGGACGAAACGAAGGTGACCTCTATTGTTGAGGGTATCTCATTTCAGGACGTGATGCAAAACTATGGTGATTTCCGTGCAGGACAGGCGCAGACTTCCGCTGTTTCAAACTACGAGAAGAAGCATGGACTGAAAGACGGGAAACCAATCGAGAATCCGAAACCAGAACCACCGAAACCAAATGACCCTCCAAAGCCGCAGGAGACAGACATCGCAAAGATGATTGCCGATGGCATCGCCGCCGGTATCAAGCCGTTTGCCGACAAACTGGCCAAAATGGAGGAACAAGAAGCGCAGGCGCAGCGTAATTCTCAGATTTCAGTAGTGGCGAAGAAGTACGGTATTCCCGAATTTATGCTGAAAGACCGCAACATTCCTGAAAACACGGACTTGGACACTTATTTCAAGGAGATGAAGCAGGATATGTCTAACAACGGTTTTCAGTTCTCCAAAGCTCCTGAAACCGCCGAACAGAAGCAGGAGAAGGAAGCGAGCGAGTTCGCCAAAATGATTGAGGCGGACACAAAATCTATTGTCGAACAAAAAAACAAGTAATTTATGTCAGCAGGATTTAAGTACAACATTGAGCCTGAGCCGTCCATCGAGGAACGCTATGACGTTTCTACCGGTATAAGACGTAGAGGCCCTTACAAGCTGGAGACGACCAACCTTGTCGCTGGTTCGTTTCTTCCATCCTTCACTCCGATTGCCGCTGATTTGGTAAAGAAAACCGCTCAGGTGGCCATCCGTGTAGAAGTCTATGAAAAGTTTACCACCGGTTCCAATACCACATTGAAAATCAAGAAAAACTCTTTGGCTTATGTGGGTATGCACATCGGTGACGGTTCCCATGGAGCTACAATCAACGCTATTGACAAGTCAGATAAGGCTTTCGATAAGTTGACATTGGCGGCAGACTTTGGTGCTACAGTGAATGCAGGAACGGTTCTTTTTGAAGCGACAGCAGTAAACGGAAATACTCCAAAGGTGGTTGCTAACTCAGCTTTGTATGAGAGAAAGCAAATTGATGAAGGTCCGGTATTGGTAGCTTTGCTTATGCGTGCATTCGAGATTGAGCCTACTAAGTTGGCTATGCCTTTCCATGCAAAGGATAAAGAAAATTTGCCACATTTCCAGTTTAACGAATAAAGAAAGGAGGGCTAATATATGATGCTAACTATTCATACTCTGTTTAACGACCCCAATATCGTAAATGCTGTTATCCAACGCGTCCTTCAGACACGTAAGGATACAATCTACTGGCAGCAGTACCTGGACTTCCGCAGAACGACAACTCGTGTTTTCAAAGACTACATCGGTACTGTAACCGGAGTGATGGCCGGTTCCATTAACTCACGATACGGCGAGAAGCCTATCCGTGAACGCCGGAATATCGGCTCAGGATATGGTGAAATCGCTTATCTTGGAGATGCTTACCAAATTTCTATTGACCGTCTGTCTGAACTTCAGGACTTGATTGACAAGTTCAATGCAGCAAAACCTGCTGACCAGGTAGCAGCCATGCAGGAAATCGTGAACTTCATCTATGACGATTACCGCCAGGTGCTTCTGGCAGCTCATAAGCGCATGGATATTATCGTAGGTTCACTTCTGATGACCGGAGAAGCAACAGTCAAGAACAAGGACGACAATGCCGGAGGTGTCGATCTTCTTAACATTGAATTGCCGTTCAAGTTCATTAAGCCTGATACTGGTGCGAAGACGAACTTCATCACCTATTTGCAGCAGCAGATTAATGCACTGAAAGCGGACTATGGCAATTTCCAAAAGATGATTATGTCACGAGGAACTTTCGTGAAGAATATCATCGGGTCGGCTGAGTTTGGTGACAAGTTCAAGATGCAGCTTACAGGAAATGAGATGTATCTTTCAACCGGATTGATTACCTCTCAACTGGCTTCCCAAGTGTTCACTGGCATCGGGCTTCCGGCCATTGAAATCAAGGAAGATTACGTAAAAGACCAGACCGGAAAGAACGTGCAGATTTACGCAGACGACCGTATCACCTTGCTTCCGCAGGATAAGGTTGGTTACATGCGCTTCCACACTCCGTACGAAGCAGTGGACGGCGTACCGGGACGTAACTACACCCAGGCAGACGGTGATATGCTTATTTCCGGTTACAAGGACAAGAACGGCCGTTATCTGGAATACACCGCTGAGTGGATTCCGCAGATTACGAACCCGAACCTGATTGTGAACTTTGATTTGTCAACCATGAACGCATGACAGTAAATGACTACATATCACAGAAGTTCCAGACCTTCGGCATCAACTTGTCGGAGGCTGACCTTTTGGAGATAAGTCTGTCTTCAGGGATAAGCGGAGAGGATGAGATGGACCAGTCAAACATCGGGCTTATTTCGGTGGCTATGGCTGAGTTCATCCCCTCTCTATTACTTAGAGCCACTTCCATCAGCGAGAATGGTTTCTCTATGTCTTGGGACACCAAAGGCGTGAAGGAATACTACTCGTTTTTGTGCAAGAGGTACGGCCTTGAAGATACGTTAAGCGATAAACCTAAAGTCAGATTCTTATGATATTCGCGCCCCATACATTACAGGTTAAAGTCACCATTCCGATGGAAACAGACGAGTTTGGCCGACCTATCCCCGGAACCGGCGGAGAAAGCTGGCAGGACGTATGTAAGTGCCGGTGTGACGACAACTCTACCAAAGAGTTTACTTCGGAGAACGGTGAGGTGTTCCGACCGAATTATCACGTAGTCTGTGAGAAGAAAATCTCACTGAGTGCTGGTGATGAAGTCAGATGTATGGACGGTGAGAATGTCCGTGGAACTGGCAAAGTTTACATGGTGAAGAATACAAACTATTTTGGTTACTCAGAGATATGGATGTGAAGTTTGATTTTTCGGACGTGGATAGCTTTTTCGAACAAGGTTATGCCGAGGTGAAAGCCGTTGAGGAGAAGGTTGGTAAAGAGGCTGTCGATTACGCTGTAAAGAATGGCAACTATCAGAACCGGACCGGAACACTCCGTAAGTCAAATAAGTACTCAGCTCAAGATGACGGATTGGAGTTAAGGAATGAAGCCGAATACGCTTCGTTCGTGGAATCCAAAGGCTACGAAGTCTTGACTGGTGCAGCCCTATATGCTGAGAAACGATTGAAGGAGGAAATCAAATGATAGTAACTACCGACATAGCAAATATACTTTACCGAGATTGCCAGCCTTTTGGTATTGACATTGTTCCTCACGGCAAGAAGCTGACGGGTGCGATGAAATCCGAAAGGATTGTTATTCACTCTAAAAAACAACAGCCGGGGACATACTGGAAGAAATCCTTCGTTGAGGTGAACCTTTGCGTTCCTGACTTGAAAGAAGGTGAAGCCAATACCATCCGGCTGAACGAACTGGAGAAACAGTCTCAAGAGCTATTCGACGGCATAACCGGACGCTATGATGGTACCACCTATCATTATTCTATCGAGTCAATCGGAATAGAGGAGGACACATCCTTGAAGTGTCATTATGTGAATGTAAGAATTTTGTTTGAAGTTTTAAATGTGAAATGATATGGCAGAAGCAAAGAAAATAACCGCCGTGAATATCAAGAAGCTTTGGTATGGCGAAACAAGCGAGGTCTCTGCGGATTTGACCGGACAGGCTTTGTATACTCTTTTGCAGGGGGAGACCTTGAAAGAAGTCAAGAATATTCACCAGGATACCTGGACGCTCGAAGAAGCGGAAGCAAGCCGGACTAATTATAAAAACCAGCTCACGGGACAGACTTATCGAAGCGAAAAGGAAATGGGTGATGTAACTGTCAATTTCACCATTGGAGAATACGATTACCCAACTAAGAAAGACCTCATGGGTGGTGATGTTATCAATACTGACAAAGGATGGAAACGTGCGCGTGGTAAGGTGAATATTGAAAAACTGATTGTTGCCATGACCGATGATGATCAGTATTGCGTCATTCCTCGTGCCGACATCGGTGCCCGAGAAGCAACTACCGATAAGGCTATCGGTCTTCCCGTCAGTGCTGTGGAGTTAGAGCCGAAAAATTCGGCAGTTGCGCCGGAGTATTGGTTCGATTCCGAAGAAGTTAAAGAGGCATGAACTGATGTAAAGGTCGTAGCAACGCCTTCAGATGCAACAGTAAAGCTGGACGGGCAAACGGTCAAGACCAAGAGGGTGAAATCTGGGATATCCGTTTCCTATGAAGTATCAAAGGCAGGCTATACCACACAGTCAGGAAGTATACCTACCTCCCTGTCTGATGCTTTCAAGACCGTTGAGAAGAAAATAACTCTCGCTCAAGAAAGTGGCGGTTAGTTTTCAGGATGTTTAATGGGTGGGGCTTCGGCTTCACCCTTTTTCTTTTAGTTATGAATCAAGGAGCAAAAATTATATCAGAATCTATTATTGGCAGTGACTTTAGAACAGTATTTGTTAATGGGAAAGCATATACTGTTTATCCTCCTACTGTTAACAATTTATCAGGTGCAATCTCTCATTTGTCTGGAGTACAAGAAGCGGACAATCTGAAAGAAGTTCTGTTCTCTTTAGGAGAGAGTAAAGCCTATAGTAAGGCATTATCGTGGTTGATTACAGGTGATGAGAGTTTGAGTGAGGAGTTAGCCAATGGAACATACGAAGAGAACGTGAACGCTTTGGAGGAAGCATTGTCCATGATTGACTCAAAGGTTTTTCTGAAAGCTGTCAGCTTGGCGAAGAACGTAAGTCTGCTGGCAGCGAAACCGAGGTTGTAGGAAATGATACTCTCCTGGGACAGATTGCGTCGTTCATGGAAAATCTGCACCTGTCATACCGGGAAGTGGTCTATGAGATACCATACAGGAATTTAGTATTAATGCAGCGCGATAAGCTCCATACCGTTACCGGGACCAAGGTTACAAAGGTAAAGGGTAAGGACATGGCTTCGCGCAGAAGAAGAAACAAGAAATAGATATGGCTCTATTAGAATGTTAAAAAGCAACAGAAACGTTACTTTTTTACGTTACAAAGTTTGCTTAATAGTAACGAAAATGTTACCTTTGCATTGTCAATTAAAAGTTCTTTGATTTATGAAGTTTTCAGAGTTTTACAAGTTGATTGAGTCAGCAGGCTGGACAATCGAAAAGGGAAAGAAACATCACAAGTATGTTCATCCCGACTTTGACTACTTTATCCCTGTAGGCAGACATCCGGCCAAAGAGATACCTAAAGGTACTCTTGACAGCATGATGAAAAAGGCGGGGTTAAAGAAGTAAAAGAACAGCACCCACTTCGGTGGGTGCATTTAATTGACAAAACTTAAAATACACGATTATGAAGAAGATTCAGGCTATTATTGAAAAAGCAGATGATGGAGGAATCTCTATCTATTCTGAAGATGTAAACGGTGCGTATGGCTTTGGGCTTACAGAACAAGAAGCGAAAGAGGACTTTATTTCTGTTTTAGAGGAACAGGCAGAATATTACAAAGAAAAACATGGTGAATTTCCAAGTTGGTATAAAGCTGGCTATTCTGTGGAGTATGTGTATGACTTAAGTGGATTTTTTGAGGCATTTCCGTTCATCAATGCCAGTAAGTTCGCAAAGGAAATAGGTTTAAATGAATCTGTAATGCGAAAGTATAAAGGAAAGATAATTACAGCATCAGAAAAGCAAAGAGCTATCATACAATCAAAATACAATGAGATACTTAAAAGAATGGCAAATGTCAAGTTTTGATATTCCAGCCGTGAGGCTCTGATATAAATTAAAGAACAAATTGACAATCGGGCGCATCATAATGGTGCGCCTTTTTTGTTCTATTCCGAGATGGAGTCTAATTATTCAAAAATAGAAGTTAAATTACACGACAATTGCCAAGTTGTTTCGTTTTTGATTTCAAAAAGTCTGAATACTATTTGCTTATATCATAATTTTAAGCATTAATATTTAGATTTTTATTTATGGCAACACTCGTATTCCGTGTATCAAGTGACTGGGAACAGGTCGTAAAGCTAAGACAAGAATGTGAAAAGCTGGAAGCCCAGCTCAAAAAAATGGACGTAAACAAATCCCCTGCAGCTGCAAAGGCTTTAGAAACGCAACTGGCATCCACCCGCCAGCAGATGATGGGACTGGTAACTGAGGCGGCTAAAGCTGGCGCAGTGATGGAGAAAGACTTTAAATCCAATATTTACAATGCCTCACAATCTGTAAATGATTTTACTCAAAAAATTATTGACCAGAAAAGAGTTGTCAAAGACGTAGAACATGATGTTAAGCGGTTGGGCGATGCTTATAAAACAGCTTTAAAAAGAAATCCGACGGGAGCTGCAGGCTTATTATCAGAATACCAATCTGCAAAGAAGACTCTCGATGAAGAAAAAGCTACTTTATTTGGTTTGACTCAGCAGCAGGCTGAAGCCCGTCTTTCAGTAAAGAGACTGAAGGATGAATATGCAGCCTTTAAGGAGGAAGCAGGTGAAACGGTCGAAGCAAATGAAAAGATGTCCGTTTCCTTAACCAAAGTACTTGGTGTAATAGGTGGAGTAACTGCCTTGAAAAACTTTGCCACAGAACTTGTCAATGTACGAGGACAATTCCAGCAGCTTGAAATTGCTTTTTCAACCATGCTGAAAAGTAAGGAAAAAGCAGATAAACTGATGTCGGAACTGGTGGATATTGCCGCAAAGACGCCCTTTGACCTTCAAGGGGTGGCATCATCTGCCAAGCAAATGATTGCTTACGGTTCGTCAGCTGAGAATGTGGGTGATGAGCTTGTAATGTTGGGAAATGTAGCCGCCGGTGTTGGCTCCCAGCTTAGTGAAATAGCCTATCTCTATGGCACATTAAGGACACAAGGAAGGGCCTATGCGGTCGATATTCGCCAGTTTGCAGGACGTGGTATTCCCATCTACGAGGAACTGGCAAAAGTGCTTGGTGTGACAAAAGATGAAGTTTCCGGTTTAGTAAAGGAAGGCAAGGTAGGATTTAAAGAAGTAGAACAGGCCTTCAAAAATATGACTAGTGAATCAGGAATCTATTATAACCTGATGCAAGAACAGTCTAAGTCTCTTACAGGTCAGTTGAGTAACCTTGGAGATGCTTGGGATACAATGTTGAATGAGATTGGAAAAGATACTCAGGGAATTGCTTCTGCAGGTATTTCAGGATTGAAAGGTCTTATTGAGAACTATGAAACTGTTGGTAAGATTTTGATAGGACTGATTGCTACATATGGGACATATAAAACCGCTCTTATTGTAGTGCGAATAGCTCAGGATACATTAACGGCCAGAATGGAACTTGCAATACTGGTTACTAAAGCCCAAATGATAGCACAAAAGGCCTTGAATACGGTTATGAAAGCTAACCCGTATGTCCTGGTAGCTACGGTTCTTGCCGGGCTTGTTGCTACTATGTGGGCCTTTCATGACAGCACAACCGCATCGGAAAAGGCACAGCAAAAATTCAATGAAGAACAAAAGAATTTTGCGAATCAGGAAGAGGAACGCAAGAAAAAGATAGAAGAGCTGATACGTGTTATCCAAGATGAGACAGAAACAGAGTTTTCAAAGATAAAGGCCTATGAGGAACTGCAAAGGTATTCTCCTGCACTTTCTTCTGCTTATACCCGTGAACAACTGGCTGTACTCAATCTTGCAGAAGCAAATAAAGAACTGAATAAGGAACGAGACAAGAACAGTTATGAAAACATACTAAAGAATATACAACAATGGGAGGAGAAAATAAAATCATTAAATGCTTCTTTAAAAAATGCGGGGCAAGGTGCCCCATTAATCGCTTCACAAATAGAATCAGCAAAAGCAAATCTTAACAAGTGGAAATCAGCCCTGAGCGAATATAATCGACTGAAAAAGGAAACAGGGGAAAACTCGAAACCTGTAGAAGTCAAGCTAATGGAAGCAAGAAGTAATCGTGAGCAGATTATACGCGAATACAATATAGCAAGACAAATATTGCAGGAAGAGCAAGAAAAAATTAAGAATTTTCCTTTTGCAACAATTCCTATTGACGTTCAAATACGGTTCAATAATGCGCAAGCAGCGCTAAAAGGGATTGACGGCACCATATCTGGCCTGGAATCGCAAAGGGAAGCATCGGAAAAGTCGTATCAGCAAGCATATAAAGAAGCAAAAGCTGTTTACGAAGCAAAATTAAAGGCTGTAGAGGATGCTAAAAAAAGTACTGAGTCAGCTTATAAGAAAGCTGTAGAAGAGTTGGAAGCGGCAGAAAAATCATATAAATCGCTCGGTGGTGTAACAGGAGACACTCTGACCAAACAAGAGAATAATGCGAAGAAAAATGCCGAGCGACAAAAGAAGGAGCAGCAACAGATTGCAGAAGAACTCCTTCAGCTTCGCAGGACCAATCAGCAGGAAGAAATCAACTTGATGGAAGAAGGTTCTGAAAAGAAGCGCAGACAGATTGAGCTGGATTACCAGCGAGAAATCGACGAAATTAGGAAACAGCGCAAAAAATGGGAAGATGCACAAGAAGGAAAACTTACGTCTGAACAGCGGGAAGTATTAGGAAGTCGTGCGTCTAATGCCATGACGTCACGTGAAAAAGGTCTGGCCGAAATTACAGAAACTGAAAATCAAGCTGCAATCGAGGCCAACGAACGTTACCTGAAAAGATACGGTACATTTATGCAGAAACGTGATGCAATCATAGCTGAGTACACCCGTAAAATCTCGGAAGCTACTACTCAGGGAGACAAGGACATACTCCAGAAAGAAATGGAGAAAACTCTCTCTTCCCTTGATCTTGAGAAGCTGAAACAGGGAATCAACTGGGAACTTATCTTCGGTGACTTGGACAAGGTATCCAAAGAATCCTTGAACAATGTAAAGCAGCAGCTTAGGGATTTCAAGAACTCCGAAGAATACAAGAATATGGCTGTTGACCAGAAGAAGGTCATTGACGAGGCGTTGAGCAACATCCAGTCAACTCTTATCGACAAAGGAGGATTGTTGGCCGACCTACCCGAACAGTTAAGCGAATTGGCCAAGGCACAGGAAGAACTGTCACAAGCTCAGGAGGAATACAACGAAGCCATGAGAAGCGGAACAGATGCACAGAAGGAAGCGGCCACGAAGAAACTGAATGATGCCAAGAAAAGACAGCAGAACGCTCAGGTCAATGTACAAAAGTCGACAGATAAAACGACAAGCAACCTTCTCACATTGTCAAACGTCATTACCCAGCTTGGTTCAAACTCTGAAATTTCCCTCTCTCAGGTCGGTGATTTGGCCGGAAATATAGTAGACATATTTGCAGAAGAGAGCGAGAAACTTGGAGGTATAATTGGAGCTGCATTTTCTCTTTTAGATGCCATCGGGACGCAGGGGCTGGATGGTTTCATAGGTAACATATTCAGTAGTGTCTTTAAGTCTGTAGGTGGAATATGGGATACCCTGACTTTCGGAGGATTCAGCAAACTCTTCGGTATTGGAGGAAACGAAAAAGAGGTTCAGGATACAATCAACAGACTCACGGACAGAAACGAAAAGTTGCAGTCTGCCATCGAATCACTTACAGAAGAAATGAAGTCCAGCAAGGGAAGCGAGAAATCCGTAGCAGAGTACAATAAAGCCATCAAGTATCAGGAGGAATACAACAAGAATGTCCTTTCAAAAGCGCAGGCCAATGCTGGCTATCACAGTAAGCATCATAGCTGGGCCTATTACATGGGCTGGTCGGAAAGTGACATACAATGGATTCGGGAAAATGTCATGGCAGAGTTCACAGGTACAGATTCCTTGTGGCAGATGTCTCCGGAGCAGATGGATTTATTACGTCAGAATGTAGACTTGTGGCAGAAAATGGCCGATTCAGGGAAAGGAGGCTATGGAAATGCTGTCGTTGATGCACTAGGTGAATATGCAGATTTGGCCGGAAACCTCGAAGAACTGAAAGAGGGTCTTTTCGAACAGCTTACCGGAATAAGTTTTGATTCCATGTATGATAGTTTTATTGATACTCTCATGGATATGGATGCCTCGGCGGAAGATTTTGCGGATAACCTATCCGAATACTTTATGAGTGCCATGCTTTCAGATAAAATCGGTAACATGTACAGCCAGAAGCTTGAAGACTGGTGGAACAGATTCGGTGAAAGTATGAAGGACGGAAATCTGAGCGAGAGTGAACGCAATTCACTCCAAAACGAATATATGGAGTACGTGAATGAGGCATTGAAACTACGGGATGAACTTGCCGCAGCTACCGGATACGACAAGACAGGTAGTAGTTCCCAGCAGTCGGCTTCCAGCCGCGGATTTGGTACCGAGATGACACACGAAGACGCAGGCGAATTGAGCGGCCGTTTTACTGCCGTGTATGAATCCAATCTTAGGATAGAGACAGCAGAGCAGCAACAGACGGTAGCCATTACCGAACTGCGAGGCTCCATCAGTTCCTTGACATCACAAGTAACTGGTCTGTACAACATCGCCGACGAGACACGTACCATCCTGGCCAATTCCTATTTGGAGTTACAGCAAATCAGAGAGAATACTGAAGACTCAGCCAAATACTTGAAAGATATTAAGGCAGATATTTCAGAAGTAAAACGTAATACATCAAGACTATGACAGGAGATTTATTTATCAACGGGAAGGATGCATGGGCTACATGGGGTGTCCGTATGGGGGACGGTTTCCTCGATACTATCGACGGATTCAACGAGATGAAGGACTACATCGAGAATGAGAGCCGGTTGGAACATGGAAAACGTGTGATAACCGACAACGCAAAAGTGGACTCGCGAGAATTTACACTACAGTTTACCATCGAAGGAAATTCGGAGAACGACTATCGGACAAAGAAGAAATCTTTTCAGGCCGAACTGGAAAAAGGTGCAGTAAACATCAAAGTCCCGACTCTCGGAAATGAAGTTTACAAGCTGGTTTACCTAGGGAAAAGTCTGTCCTATGGACTAAGTCCTGATCGTTGTTTTGGCAAGGTTTCAGGGAAATTTTGCGAACCAAACCCGATGGATAGAAGCGAATAACGAACATTTCTTTTATTGTTTCAAATGGAAGTCTTGATTTTTAGGGCTTCCATTTTCTATTTATGAACTTTGGGGATATGATTGAAATTAAGGACATATCTGGAAAGACAAGGTTTTCTACCCCCATTAATAAAGGGGCAAAGGGAAAGTTTACACTGATGAAAGAGGATTATATAATCCTTCCCTTCTCGGCGCCCTCTCCCATCCCGTTCAAACTGGGCGACTACGTGGATTTGGCCGGAGCATTGGACGACTCTCTGGGTGGCAAGCTGGCAAAAATCTATGAGATTGTTGACCTTCAGAAGCCCACCTACAACACCTCAACCGGAGGATATGACTACGAATTAAGGCTGGATGCCTACTACTGGAAGTGGAAGAACAAGATATTCAAATACACACCTGAACAGGCAGGTAGCGAAGCGTCATGGTCGCTAACTGCATCCCTTGACGTGCAGTTGGGTGTGTTTCTCCGTAATCTGAAATCATTGGGGTACACTTACCGAGGTTCAGACTTCACATTCAGCATAGACGATACCGTAGAGAACAAGGCTGTAGCAATGACCTACGACAACATAAACCTGTTGGATGCCCTGTTCTCTATGGCGGGTGAGGATAAGTGGAACTGCGATTGCTGGATAACGGACAACGTGATTCATTTTGGGCGAAATGAGTTCGGAGATGCCGTTAAAATCGAGCGTGGTGTCGAAGCGTCGAGCATCACCCGCAGCGAAAGTCAGGGCACTTATGCCACCCGCATCTATGCGTTTGGTTCAACAAAGAATATCCCCACGAACTACCGTCCGACCGACGAGCAGGCCGTTGTGAACGGTGTAGTCCAGAAACGGCTTATGCTTCCGGCCGATACTCCCTATATTGACGCATATGAAGGAATGTCGCAGGAAGAAGCCATCGAAGATGTGGTGGTTTTCGACGATGTCTATCCTCGCCAGGTTGGTACCCTTTCCGATGTACACACCCGTACTGAGAAAGTAGAGAGTGAGGATGGCACCAAGGAAACCGTCACCTATTATCGTTACAAAGATAGTGGACTTACATTCAAGGAAGAGTATATTATCGAAGGACAGGAGCTTCAGATCACCTTCCAATCTGGTAAACTGAACGGCATGGCGTTCGGTGTAATTTTCAATCCTGATCCCAAAGATGAGAGTAGGGGCGAACAACTTTGGGAGATAGTAAGAAATGAGAACTACGGCCGCCCTTTGCCAGATGATATGATGTATCCTGCAAACGGTGACAAGTATATCCTTTCTGGATTTAACATCCAGCTTGTATCAGATCAGTATATCCCGGAGGCTGAGCAAGAGCTGAAAGATAAAGCACAGAAATATGCTGAGAAGGTAAAGAAGGATGACGGTACCTATCCGGTAACATTAAGAAGTGATTGGGTGCATGAAGATTTGATTTCACGCACATTCGAGTTCGGGCAAAGAATAAATCTCGTAGATGATACCTATTTTGAGAACGGACGTATCTCACGTGTCTTGGGATGGGAAATGAGTCTTGATGTTCCTTGGGATTCGCCTGTTTATACGATAGGTGAGAGTATGCCTTATTCTCGTATTGGAGAAATTGAAGATAAAGTTGATGCACTGACCTATAAGGGACAGGTATATACAGGAAACGGAAGTGGTAGCGTATATGTTATCAAAGTAAATGATTCAACTCCCCCTTCAGATAGTAATGTGTTTTCTGCTCTCAGATCATTGAAAATGTTTCTTCGGAAAGATCAGCAAGATGAAACGAATTACCTTCTTTCATTGCTTGGTGGAATCTTGGTTAATAAAATAGCAAAATTCGGTAATTTCATTACAGGTGTTTCTGGTGGTATGATAGACGAAGCAGGGAATATGGAAATGGAATCAGGCTATTTTCGTAAACGATTATTTGTTCCGGAAATAGCTTATAATCGCATTACATATTTCAAAGGACGTGCTGTTATATCTCCCGGGGGCGGTTGCAAAGTAAAGTCATATATAAAGAATGATGATGGAAGTTTTACGGTTATACCAGACTTGACAGAAGCGGACGGACTGAGCCAGTTTGTTGATGACATTCTGTCTGCTTTCTTTACAACAAAAAATGAAGAAGGAAAACTTACTGGTTTTGCGCAAATGCAGTTTCGCGTGACAGAAGCCGACTATGATGCAAAAACATTCAAAATGGTAAATCGTCCCGGGAACAACTACGAACCGGGTGAGGAAATGATACTGGCACAAACGGGGAACTTTACAGACCTAGACCGTCAAACATACATTCTGTTTGATACTCTGAACGGGAACAATTGTATTACTTTCTTTGATAACGCCAATACCTGGGACCCGGAACCGGCACAGATGAAAAGCTGGCTGGGGAAAAAGAAAGGAATGAAAGTACAGGGGTTTGACTGTGACAACTATTCGGCTGTACTACAAAATATCCTGATGACCGGTCTTATATTCCAGACGGATACCATTACCGGTCAGCCGATTCGGGTTCCTCTTGACAAAGGGGCATGGGAGGCTGGGCCACATGCTTATTTTGATAGAGTATCCCATAATGGTTCATTATGGCTATGCATCAATCCGGAAGGTACAGAGTCAGAACCTGCTGATAATAATCCGGATTGGCTGAAGCAGGTTGCAGAAGGTCAGCGTGGCTTACAGGGACTTCAGGGACCGAAAGGAGAACAAGGTATACAAGGCCCTGCTGGAGCAGATGGTCGCAGTTCCTATTTTCACATAAAGTACTCGCACTTACAGAATCCTGTCAAGCCGACTGATATATCCGATACACCTAATGACTATATCGGCACGTATGTTGATTTCTCAGAGGATGACAGTACCGATCCGGCTGCTTATACATGGGCACGCTTTAAAGGATTGCAAGGGGCCAAAGGTGATCAGGGCATACCGGGTACAAATGGCGCTAACGGTCAAACCTCTTATCTGCACATTAAATACTCTGATGATGGAGGTTCAACATTTACCGGCAACAATGGAGAATTGCCGGGTGCCTATATCGGACAGTATGTAGATTTCACACAGGCTGATAGCTCAGATCCCAAGAAATATACATGGAGCAAGATTCAGGGTGAGCAGGGACCGCGTGGCCTTCAAGGGCTTCAGGGTGAAAAGGGCGAACAGGGTATCCCGGGGCCAAAAGGTGAAACCGGGGCTACAGGAGTAGCTGGTAAAACCTCTTATTTCCATATTAAATATTCTAATGACGGGGGTAAGACCTTTACTGGTAATAATGGCGAGGATGTAGGAGACTGGATGGGTACATATGTCGATTTTACACAATCCGACAGTGGCAGTGTTTCTGCATATAAATGGATGAAGACAAAAGGTGCACAGGGTGCAAAAGGTGACCAGGGTATTCCGGGAACAAACGGGACGAATGGGCAGACATCTTATTTGCACATCGCTTATGCCAACTCTGCAGATGGTTCTTCGGGCTTCAGTACCAGCGATTCAACCAATAAACCTTATATCGGCCAATATACAGATTTTACACAGGCAGATAGTAACGATTACAAGAAGTATTCCTGGAGTAGAATCAAGGGTGACAAGGGAGACAAGGGTGATAAAGGAGACACGGGACCTCAGGGCGCCAAAGGGGATAAAGGTGATACGGGGCCTACCGGCTCTCAAGGCATTCCCGGTACATCATCATATTTCCATGTAAAGTATTCGGCAAACTCAAATGGTAATCCGATGAGTGATACTCCGAACACCTATATAGGTACGGCTGTAACACAAAGTTCCACAGCACCTACATCTTACACTTCCTACAAATGGGCAAGATTTCAGGGTGCACAAGGGCCTAAGGGTGATCAGGGTATTCAAGGACCTGCGGGAGCCAATGGTAAAACTTCTTATCTGCACATTAAATATTCCGATGATGGCGGCAAGAGCTTTACAGCCAACAACGGAGAAACTCCCGGTGCTTATATCGGGCAGTATGTAGATTTTACACAGGCTGATAGCAGCAGTGTTTCTTCTTACACATGGACTAAGGTTAAGGGAGATAAAGGTGACAAAGGAGATACCGGATCTGCCGGTGTAGGCGTTAAATCAGTAGATGTTCTGTATTATATGTCCACATCAGCAACTTCATTGTCAGGTGGTAGCTGGCAGACAACTTCCCCGGAATGGGTTAACGGCAAATACATGTGGTCGAAGACAAAAGTCACATATACGGATGAAACGACAAAGGAAACAGCTCCCGTATGTATAACCGGAGCGAAGGGTAATACAGGAGCAACCGGCAATACAGGTGCGGCAGGCAAAGGAGTGAAATCGATTGTTGAAGAATATTATCTGTCTGCTTCTTCGTCCTCGACAACAGGAGGAAGCTGGTCAACAACAGTTCCGGCATGGCAAAATGGGAAATACATGTGGACACGTTCCGTTATCACTTATACGGATAACTCCAAAACCACAACAAACGCAGTATGTGTGAGCGGTTCCAAAGGTGACAAGGGAGATAAGGGGAATACCGGTGCAACAGGTCCGCAGGGGCCTCAAGGTCCCCAAGGTACACCCGGACAGAATGGTACTCCCGGTGCCAGCTTTATCCCATGCGGAGCATGGATTTCAGGCAATGTTCCTTACAAGAAAAACTCAGCGGTAGAATTTGCTGAGAATGCTTTTGTAGCACTGCGTGATACCAGTGCACCACCGTATGCCATTGCTAAATACAATAATGGTAATTATGTCCGTACACCACAGGGATATCTTTTGGCTGGAACTCCATCAACCAACACACTGCATCCCGACTGGCAGCGACTCACTAATATTGAGCCACCGACATTATACTGGTTGGATAGTTCATGCAGTTCAATAGCTTATACATCGACTGGCAGTATGTCTCCGTCAGCTTTTACCGTCAGTTGTAAGAAAAACCGTAACGGAGTTGTTGGTAAGTGTGCCGAACTGTGGTTGGTTGCAAGAAAATATGACGGTTCCTGGCGCTCTCATGCCGGTCCGGTGCAGTCGGCTTCCATCTCTGTTCCGGCGGCTTCCGGCTGCACACAGTTTGCAGTCCGTGCTTATTGGTCATCCTCGGAAGCTAATGCCTGGTCAGACAATTATGTGGCAGAAATAGGAATCGGAGTAGCGGAAGCTGGTGCTACCGGGGCTACGGGAGCTTTCCCACGTGATCGTGGCCCATGGCGTTCGGGAGAATCATACGAGTGGAGTGCAGACTATCGTGACAAGGTAATACATCCTTTTAACGGGGTTTATTATAACTTCCTTGTTCGTACTCAAGGCTCGACGGTTACGGATGCGCCGACATCAGCTAACGGCGATGATAACTGGGAAGCAATGAACAAGCTGGTGAATATTGCCACCGATACATTGTTTTCTGACGGAGCCAATGTCGCAGGGTTTATGTTTAGTGGTGGTGTGATGAAATCACAACAGTCAACAAATGGAGTTGCAAACATGATCCTGAATGGGAATACCGGGTATTTCCATTGTGTCAATGCCGAGATTACAGGTAAATTTATAGGTAATATATCCGCAGACTCCGGAACTATCGGAGGATTCTCAATCGGTGCAAAGAGTCTGAGTAATCTGGCTGCAGATGTGTCTCTCAGCATTGGCAACTATAACAACAGTTCAACCAAATTATTTTCAGTTAACCGGGGTACAAGTGCAATGCTTCAGGTACGACACGATAGTGGAATCTGTATCAGTGCTGAAACTCACGGTTCATCTGATTCTATTGCGATCAAGGCACTCTGTAATGCATCCGGATATGGGCAGGCTATTCAGGCCTATGGAAATGTCTCGCTGTTGGCTAGAAGTACGGAAAAAACCAGAATTAATGGTGTTGTTGTCAACACACGACGAATAACATCCTCTGCAACCATCAATGCGAACGATGACTTTCTCATTTTTGGTAACTCTGGGAATATCACAGTCACCATGCCGAGTACATCTGCTTCACCTGCTGGGAAAATTCTCTACATGAAGAGAGTTTCAGGCAGTGGTGCTATAACCTTATCCGGTTCATTCCGCAATCCCAATAATTCCGGAGGTGCAAGCTCTCTGGTTATAAATGATGATGTATCCAGATTTTTTGTACGGGATGATCAGGGATATTGGGTTCAATATACCTGTGGTTAATCATAATTTTTATCAGCTATATGAAGAAAGTAAACTTTAAAAAAATGCGATTCTGGTCTGGTATCGACCATACTCAAAAGCTGGAACAGGATGTTCGGCTTGACTTGGCCAATCTGATATATCGGTATGGTGATATACGAGGGATGGATTTAGCCCTTCGTATTTACCATTCTGATGGAGATATAGAACTTTCAGATGATGAGTTCACATATTTACAGAGTTTTGTATCTGGACATTGCTCTCCTCAGATGGTAGAAGCTATGCAGGAATTATAAAATATCATTTAATAACCATTTAAAAAAATTACAATTATGGCAGATCAATTCGAAAACCAGTTACCACAGAAAAGTGACGCAAAATGGGTACGTGCATTAGATGCTTCCGGCAACCCAATTTTAATCAGCAAAGAAGACCTCGCATCAGTTGTGGGAGGACTATTAGGGCTAGAATTTGTAAAACGAGAAGACATAAATGATGCAAACACGTTCTTTACTGGATATGCAAGAATTTATACGTCGACTAATTGTCCAGATAATCTACCAGGTATTATTATATCATTTAATATTAACGGGGTTGTTGTTCAATTCTTTTTTTCAGGATGGCCAAGAAGACTATATGCACGAATGTATTGGGATGCTTGGAACTCATGGATTAAAATTACTGATCTTTAATCCCATTTCTTTTGTTCATGATTCCATATAAATATTTTCCATGTTGGATTAATAAAGTTTATGTCAATCTTTGCGATATAAGTTCCTGTATTAAAGACTAATAGTATACCATGCCATCCATTTCCATTAAATAAGCCTCTTCCATGCCAATACATTCCTGTTTGATTTGCGTTGTTTAAGTCTTCTTCAGTAGTACCAATGACTCTTCTAAGTCTAAACCAAGAGTCATTCATCTCTAATAGTCCTCCCAC